TACTTCTCCTTCGCGAAATCGACACTGCTCTTCTTGACGAGCCAGGAATCCGTGAGTTTGGAGTTACGAACCCGACGGGTGCCGTCCTCGTAGATGCCGGTGAACTGAACGACTTTCAGGTCCTGGACGTAATGAACGTTCGTGACGGTGCACCAGCGGTTCCGCGTGAGGGCTCGGTCCCTCATCCAGTCCAGGTCGAGCTCGGCGAGGTTGGCTCGCAGACTTCCGTTCTCTCGAAGAACGACCATTCCGTTCTTGAGATCGAGACCCTTGCTGATGACGTCTTCGGTCTCGGGGTTCATTACGTAGAACCGCTCGACGAACTCGGGCATGGTGATCCAATCGGTTGGTGTTTGTGTTGGTGGGCAGGCGCCTTTTATAGTCTTGCGCCCACAGGACTGTTTTCCCCGCTACAGGAAGTAGAGCATGTACGTACACTGCTCACTCTGCGACAGGGAATTCCAGAATTCCAGAAATTCCAGAAGATCGAGCGGCTTCTCGACGGAGTCGAAGAATCGGAATAGCTGGAGGATGGTACCGGTTGAATCCCCCAGGATGAACTCTTCGAGGATTGTCTTCTCTACCGTATAGGCGAGATCAGCCTTACCGGCTTCTCTGATGAGAAGAGCAATATCGAGTTTTTTGTCCATTTACGTCCTCTGAGAGTTCCTCAACTCCGCCCGGTATCTACGCCTGTCCAGGCGGAATCCGATTTCTTCCTTGAGCCACATGCAGCCACTGATAAGCAGGCCTATCAGTGTCACGACTCCGAGCAGAGCCGCGAGTCCAAACAGGGTGAACACGAGAATCCATTCCTCAGGTGTGGGCCCCACGAATATCAGATCTTCGCACGACGGTGAGCCCCGCCGCGGATCGGGACCACGGTCGAGGGCATACTCCTCACCACCCTGAGGGCCTGGGTGATCTCGCCTTCACTCTCGCGCCATTCGTCGAAACGTGCTTCTTCGTAGCGCCGCCTGGACTCCTCAACCAGAGCCCTCGTCTTCTTGAGCTTCCGCTCGAAGCGTATCTCCGCCACGACGGAGGGGAGAGTGTCTATCGCCAACCAGAAGAGGATGACGAAGACGGACATACCCAGGACCCACAGGATGGTTCCGATGGTGATCTGCTGATGCATCAATTGCTCCGCTTCTTGAGTTTTCTGGCTACGCAGACTAAGGCGCCCGGTATCAATATGCAGACGCCCCAGTCGATTGCGTACATCAGTCGTCGCTGCCGGACAGAAGAGCCTTGCGCTCGTTCTCGTCCAGTTCCCATCCGGAATCCTCGATGATCACCACGCCGTTCTCGTCTACATTTTCGATCGCGAGGTTCGCCGTCTGACCCTCAAGGGTGTAGTCCGCGTACTCGAGGTCCAGCGGGTCTTCGTGCAGAACGCCGTAGAACGTCCTGAGATAGGCCTTGACACCGGACTTTCCCTGCACCGACCAGTTGTAGGGACTGAGGGTGACATGGGTGGCGTCGAATCGCGCCCGGTCGACCAAGCCCACCAGCTCTTCGTCGATGGGGGTCCGGTTCTTGGTGGACTCGGTGATGAACGTGATGCTCGGTCCGGAGTCCGGTCGGTACAGAACCGTCACAGGAAGGTGCCAGGTCGGCTCGGGTTCATCCGCCGTGGACTTGACGACCTTCGGCATCCACCCCATCTCGAGAAGAACCTTCGCCTGAGCGTCAGTCAGCTCGACCGAGAAGTTGCGCTTCCCAGCGGGGTTGAACGGCTTCTCCGCACCAGCAAAGTTCCGCCATATGATCTTGCAGTTTCGCAGCGTCAGGTCATCCTGAACGCGTCGAGACCGGACTACATCGCTTCCGGTCGTTCGTGCTACAACACTCACGTTTGTGCTCCTAGATGGGGTTCTTCTTGCAGCCACAGCCACTACTGCAGGCCAAACCGTGATCGTGCTTCGGCTGGGTCCTGCAGAAATAGTCGTGGCATTGACCGGTCTCGGAGTCACCAGTCTTCTCGGCTATGACCCTGAGATTCTCGTTCAAGGTCTCGGCCACCTTGGCGAGGTTTTCTACAGCCGTAGTCAGCTCGCTCATAGCCTTGAATACGTCTGCGTTAATCAACGTGCCCACCGCATGTCGTACACGTGGGGTCGCAGTCGTATCCGTGCTTGTGCGGCTCCGGGTAGCTGCATCCCGGATTCAGGCAGGGCTGTTGGTGTATCGGGGCTTCTTCGATCTTGGTCGTCTCGCCTGACAAGACATACAAGAGACCCTTGGGTTCACCCATTCGAATCCTTTCCCAGATCCTCGCTGAGCCTGAAGGAACCGAGACCGAAGCCATTGATGATCGCATCCGGAATATCGGAAGCGTCGACAATGACTATGGTGTTTCTTCCGATTTTTTCCAGCTTGGCCGAACCGATGATGTTTCCATCCGACCGACCAATCAGGGCCACATCCCCGATGATCCCGTCAGGCATGTTCTTCCGTAAAATCACCATTATCTGATCCTCCACTCGTGTCGTCGCACGGATCGACCGTAATCAGCTCGCCCATACCCTTTTTGGTGACCGTGGCGTGATACCTGACGCCGTCCAGTTCACTGAGGAATATGACCTTCTTCTCCCAGTCGGTCGATGTCGATCCGTGCTTGGTGAGAATGTAGGACTGCTCTACTTCCGGTGTATCCGTGAGCGAATACCTGAAGTTGATGTACCTCCGGACCTGCTCCGCTGCACGTTCTTCCCAGGTACCAGTCATAGCTCTCCTAGAGGGGGATCCTCACGTTGTCGAGCTTCTTGTACGCGTCGAGATATGCCTCTCGCTTGTTCACGTTGTACGTGACTTCGTAGTACATGCCGTCTTCGATGGTGGTGCTGATCAGCGCTTTCCACCCTCCGAGAACGTAGGCGAATATGACGACGTAGACGTCGAACTTGGCGTTGCCGAAGTGCATACGGTCGACGTACTCCCGGACGAGCTCCATGGCCTGTTCCGGATAGTTGACACCGGTTCCAGTGATGGACGTCTTGTACTCGTCCACTTCTGTGCGGCATCCCGGACAGTCGTCTACACCGCCGCAGTGGATCGGTGCTATCGCCGTGGCGACACCCTGACCCTTGAGAGTTCCTGGGATGTGATGACCGTGTGTGGTATATGCCATCAGTTCTTGCTCCGTTCTTGTTCGTCCCTGAGCTTCTTCGCGGCTTCGGAAAGAGGCATGGAGGCTTCTACGAAAGCGTAGACGCAAAGCTCCCGGTCTTCACCAGAGAGCGTGTCGCGATATGCCGCCCATCTGGTTTTGATACGCAGCATACCTTCCTTGTCGCCCTTTTCCTCACACTCGAGGTACTTCTGGCCAAGCCCTGAGGAAATGGCTTTGACGTTCAGCATCCGCTCTTCCTCCTTGCCAGATTCTTGAGCTGTTGGGCGAGCTCTGCCTTCGGTCGATCCCTCAGGGAATATCCCTGAATGAGGTAGAACTCCACGACGAGTTCGCCATCCACTTCTTCTACCGATGCTGATCCAACAGGACCTCGTAGATGATCGGTGATCGGTACAACTAGTCTCATCGTGGGGTTCTCCTCGAGTGTAGATAGGGGGAGTCAGAGGGCGTAACGAAGGCGGTGAAGGCGTTCTGGGGTCCAGTGCTTCATCGTGTGTCGGTTGCGAAGCCTCGCCAGCTCGAGATCATCATCCTCGATGACGTCGAAATATCGAAGAAGCTTCAACCAGTCCACATCTACCCATTCGGGTTCGGTGTGGGAACAGACGTCTGTCTTTCCGGAGCATCCGACCTCGACCGGACCACCGGACACACGGATGATGACGAAGTCGCAGTGAGGGTGGTCTTCGAATCCCTCCACGATCCTATCCACCGCTAGACTGGCCGCGGAATGACCAGTGATCTGGGTCGCCGGATTGTGACCCAGACAGTATATGTACCAGGTGCTGCTCACTTACCGAGCCCTCTCTCGTCCCAAGATCCCATGAACTTCGCGAGCCTGTCCATGCTCTTGGAGTGAAACCACCATTCGAGACGCGCTTTCCATCCTTCTGCAGGGAGAGGCTTCTTTTCCTCCCATTCGCCTGTGAAGCTGTTCCAAGTGTGAATCGGCATTAATCCATTTCCTTTCTCACGAGTGTCTTCCAAGCGTTTCGCTCACCGCGCTTGGTGTTGCGACGCTTCTTACGCCGGAATATCCCCGCTGGGGGATTTTCGTGACAGCAGGAACATGCCAGACCGTAGGGACCGAGAAGTTTGATGTGCTTTCCGAGCATCTTAGCCATTGGGTTCAACCACCTTCTTGGTCATCCCGAGTCTGATCACGTCCGCGTCACTGTGCGAGTACAAGAATTCTCCGGAGGAGACTTCGAAACCGTTGTTGTAGATCTTCTCGATCTTGTAGTCCCGCTCACGATTGTACCAATCCGCTCCAGGGAACCGGACTATGTCCCCCACACGGAAGAATTCCTTCAGACCTCGCCGTTCTTGAAGTCGGCGAAGAAGAGTTTCGATGTCTTGATTGATAGAGTCACTCAGGTCATACGTCATGATTCTCCTCCTCGCCGAGGGGCACCAGGAATATCCCCAGTGCCCCATCAAGCGTCTCTTTCAGCTTCGGAATACAGCCTTTACGGCTTTCTCCCATGCCTTGTCCTGACGCCTCAGTGCTTCCTGATAACGCCTGAACTCATACGGCTGCGCTTCTTCCCAGCGCTCTTCGCACCACTTCTCGGCGTACGAATAGGGGTCTAAAGGATTCCCTTCATCGTCGAATATGACTGAACTGACGGTCACTTCGGAAGGATGCCCCTGTCCTTGAAATCCTGGATGACCCTCTTTCGCTCCTCGTCGGAGGTGAAGACGTGCTCCGGGAAGTCCCTACTGGGACGACAAAGCTCGCTCATGTATTCTTCCGTGGTGTGGGACCTTTCGGGCCACGGGAAGCTCATGTATCCCATCTGGAACTCCTCCATGTAGTCGAAGACCCGACGAGCGTCGTGAGCGATCCCCTTCAGCCGCTCCTGCTCCTCGGGAGACAGAGGTGGAATCTCCCTCAGGTATGCGAGGATCTTCTGATCGACGTCCTTGAACTCGTTCTTCAATTCGCTCATGCCGCGAACCTTTCGAAGTCACCGTACTTCTGAATCGCCGCCTTGGCTTCCTTGGCGAGCGTGTCGAAATACCGCATGTCGATGATGTCGTTGATACCGCCGGTACCCTGCTCGGTCTCGCTGAGGGGCTGGAAAGCCATCCGCTCGATCGCGTCTCCGGCCATACTGCGGATCATGTCCGCTTCTGCCCAGAAATATCCCTTGGTTCCGGGAACCGCGAAATCCTTACCACCCTTCTTGGCCTTGACCAGCGTGTAACCGTGCTCCTCGACGACGGGGACGAACAGACCTGTCTTGCCGATCTGGTGACGGTGATTACCATCGACCAAGTACATGACGCTACCGTCCCGAGCCTGCTTGGTCAGACACAGGTCGCGGAAGTCCACCTGAGAGCGTTCGAAGAGTGTCTTGTAGACATAAGGCTCCTTGAACTGAGCACCAGTGGCGTGCCACCCCTTACCGTCCTTGGCGATGTAGACGGCGTCGTTGACGAGCGTCATCTTCTCGTAGGTGGTCTCGTGCTCGAACTCATAGCCGTAGTTCTCTGCGAAGTCGATGACCTGCTGGATGATCTCGGCCGTCGCGTTCGGAATCTTGATCGAGTCCGTCTTGACGTGAATAACCTCGTAACCAAGGCTTTCCACGAACTCCACGACATCGACCATGAACAGGGCACCACGCTTCGCGACGATGTTGTCCTTGTTCCTCGGGTCCTTGAAGGAGTTGGGGAACGTTGCCGCGGTGTAGCCGTAGACCGAGTTCAGAACCAGCTTCAGAGCCTTCTCGAGAGTCTTGAGCTGCCTGATCTTCTCCCTCAGATCTTCCAGCTTCTCGATGGACTCCAAATGTTCGATCAGCTTCCCGTCAAGCATCTGCTTGGCACGGCCGATGTGCTCTTCGGCATCCTCGAACAGACCCTTGCTGAGAGCAACATGGGTTCGCTTGATCTCGAGGCGAGCTTCCATCAGTTCGCGATACTTGTCCGTGTAAGGACCGAATACGTTCATCGCACTGATGGAGTGAGGATGCATGGAAGCGACATCCAGCACGGCCACGTTGTAGTACATGCCGGGCTTGCCGTAGACGTATCCGCCTTCACCGACGGACTTGCCCTTGTAGAAGCTCTTGTCTCCCTTTGTGAATTCGTCGAACGTGTAGCCCGGGAATTCCTTGGAGAGATCAACGTAAGTGAACTTCTTCTGAGGCTCCCGGTCATTCCCGAAGAGGATACGCTCAGTGTGGTTCCGGGTGGTGTGGTTCACCGAGAGGCCGCTGAGGTCGGCAAGAATCTGTCGGGCGACAAAGTCCTGGTGGCAGTCTTCAAAGACCTTCTCCAGGGAGTTGACGTCATTCTTGCAGTACTCGACGATCTCCAGAATCTTCTCATCCGGAACCGGCTCGTCCCACGGGTGATCCGTCTCCATGTGCTTGATACCGAGGGCGATCTGACGAGGCTTCAGACCTTCCTTGGTGGCAGCGAAGTCCAGAACATCCGCGTAGGAAAGGTTGAACGCTTCCCGGAACTTGGCGGTGTGATCCTTCTCGGCGATGATCCTCTGCGACAGCTTGTAGAGGTCGATCGGCTTCGCACCGAGAACCGCGGCCCACAGGATATGGTTGTCGTATCCCCGATTGTTGAAGCCGACCAGCTTCATGCGGAGAAGATCAGCCACCTGAGCGGAATTGGGGTTGATCATGGTGACAACGGATTCGTCCGGAGAACCCTGATACTTCCAGCAGATCACGAAGAGGTTCGGGAAGACTTCGCAGTCGAAGAATACGATCCGCTGATCCTGAACCTCCTCGCGATATGCGCTCTCGGGCTCCAGCAGGTCTTCACTGCTGTTCTTGGACTGCAGAGGAAGCTTGTTCAGGATGCGGTAGCATTCCATCGAGTGCTTCTTGCTGTTGTTGCAGAACGCCATGATCTGCGGTTCGAGATCCGACACATCATAGACAACGTTCGGATCATTGTAGGCCTTGGTGAGGATATGGAGCATGAACTCCATCTCGGGCTTCGTGCCACCGACGTTCTGCTTGCGCAAGCATCGGTGAATCGTCTTACGAAGACCCTGTTCGGTCTCCATCATGGCGGGCGGCAGCACTTTCTTCTCCTTGAACGGAAGGCCACCGCTGATGGTGGCTACGGCAATGTTGTTGCACCGAGTAACTTTTCGCCTCAGCGAGCCGTTACCGGAATATACCTTGACCTCGATACCTTCCGCGTAGTCGCGAGCAAGCAGCGAGGAATCGCCGTCCCAGATGTAGTGGAGGTGAATACCATTACCACTCTTACTGACTTCCGCGTAGGTAGGCGGAAACAGACTGGCTGCAGCGAGATTGAGATCGAGAGATTTCTCGCCGTTGTCGTCCTCGATGTCGAAGTCGATGACAATATGATGCTGCGGAAGCCGGAGGAAATGCAGCTTTGTTGTGTCGATGTCGCCCAGATATGTGCTGACGATCTGATCCGGTCCGGGTACGAACGGTTCCCCGGTCCTCTTGTCTATACGCTCGCTGTCATCCCAGTAAAGCTTGGGATTCCCATCAGCGTTCGCATACTGAGCGGGCATTCCAGCGTACATCTCGTCGATCAGAGATTTGGTCTCATTCAGAACGAGCGTGTATGCAGCGGTGCTGGATGCCGGAGCGGGCTCCTTGAACTTCTCCCCATGAAATCCCCGGTAGACACTCCGAACGACAGATCCATCAACCGTCTTGCGGTCATGAAACTCGTTGAAGTAATCTTTCAGGGCTTCGCGGAACTGGGGAAGCGTGATCTTGAAGTTGAACTCGGCAACCAGTGCGTACGCCTTGTAGAACTCCCACGCCTGCTTCAGTGTAGTACCGTCTTGCTCCGTGAATACGTCGTGGTACCACTCAATGAAGTTGAAGAAATAATCGGTTTGCATCCGCATGGCCGTGGGCTCATAACGGTTGTACCGATTCCTTCCGGCGCCCTTGAACTCGAACTTACCAGGGCCCCGATACACATCCAGACAGTGCTGAGCGATAGCACCGAGTTGGAAATCAATCTGACCCATGAGCCACTGATAACGATCGGGATCGATCTTGTTCAGCGAAGGTCGTACATCGATGAGACGGCGAATAAGACCGGACTTGGCATCCGTGATCTTGACGGGCTTGTTGGTACCCATGAGAAGCATGGCATTCAAGACGGTCTCGTAACCCGCCTTGTACTTCTCATTGATACGCATACGGTCATGACCGACAACCGAGTTCAGAACACTGTTGTCCTCGATCTTGGACAAGTCACCGTCATGCTGGATCGCAACCAGGGGATTGCTTTTGAACGCTTCTGTAGCGAAAGCGTTGTTGTTACCGACAAGGGCCTTCGCCTCGAACATGGCGACATAACCCTCGAACAGCTTCTGGATGATCTTGAGGATCGTGGACTTACCGGTGCCACCGGGCCCGAAGAATACCAGGAATTTCTCAATTGTCCTGGAGTCACCGGATACGATGGCACCGATCGCCCATTCGATTTTCTCTCTCTCCTCAGGAGTATAGAGAGTACCGACGATCTCGTCCCATGCGCTGTAATCGCCGTGAGCCAGAGAATATGGAAGACGCTTGCTGACGTAATCCTTCTTCTCTACCTTGGTATTGGCGAATGTCAGTTTGGAGTCCAGTTGGTGCGAGTTGTCACTCACAGCCTTCAGGAACCGCTTGAACTTTGTCCATCGCTCAGTATCGAAAGACCTGAAAGACTTGATCTTGACTTCGATACCTTGCGCCTTGAGCTTTTCCGCGTGCTCGAGGAGGGCTTTGTCTACGAGCTCCTGGACCCTGTACTCACTGGTGTTCCAGAGTCCGATCTCGTCGTCCCAAATTGCGTAGAACGCTTGACCCCGGATCATCAGATCCTCGGACTTTCCGACAACGAGATCTGGATAGACCTCGATCGCCGTACTCTTGCCCTTTGGTTCTTTCTCGCGGATCTGAATGAAATCCAGCATCAACCCTCCTTATCCTATCCTTCGTATCTCTTCGAGATAATCGCTAAGTTGCCCCCAAAGTTCCAACTCGCTTTGATCCCGATATGGGTATCGAAGCGGGAAGAACCCACCTACACCGTCAGGTCCGTAGTTCCGGAAAATAACTCGGGTGGTAGCCGAGTCGACATCTTCCAAAGGCAATTCGAACTCGTCGGTGAAATGTCGCAGACCCAGATTCTCCACTAGATGATTCCAGAACCAATAATGGACCGTGCAGTCAGCCAAGAATTCCAGCCGACATGCCAGGGCCACCATCATTTCCAGCATGGAGCAACCGAATTTGATCCACTCTTCCGGTACACCCCGAAGGTTCTTTTCGGCAACAAACTCGATACGGAGTTCCTTACCGTCCATCGCCCTGTCTTCATCTCTTCCGGCAACCGATACAAACTCGGTCTCGAAGAGGGCCCTCAGCAATTGCCAATGCGTCAGGCCCCCTTCCTCAAAACCTGGGTCGGCGACCTTTGAATAGAGCCATTCGAAATATAGCTCATTCAGAGGTACACCGGTCATGTCACATCACTTGGCCGATCCGGCCTTGAACGGTCCCACCAGTTCGGAGTAGGACCCCGGCTCCCAGTAGACCTCGTACTCGGATCCACCCAGAATATGCGGAGACCTCACGTACAGCGTGTCCTCGCCAGGCGGAAGACCTTCCCTCAGCAGCTCGAGAACATCGTCCCCGAACATGAACCGACGGTTGGTCTCCTCGATGGCGTTGTCCGCAGCGTTCGCTACGACATCATCACCGTGATAGTACGTGAGCTGGATCTGCTTGAAGCCGCTTCCGTTCTCGTGGAATTCCTCCGCGGAAATGATCGTAGGACCATTCCCCTTCGGCTCTTCGGAGACCTGAGGCATCGGACGAGGATCGGGAATAACCTCATGCGCCGCAGCCTTCTCCCGCTCGAGAACAGAAGGACCCTGGTACATGCCCCGGTAGTCCGTCAGAGCTTCACGGGCCTTGGTGACGAGCGGTACCGCAGCCGTGGTGGGCTCCGGAATATCCTCCTCGTCGATCCCTTCGAGATCTGCCTTGGGCTCGCTCTCCACCGTGACAGATTCTCGGAAGGATTCCTTCGCGGCGTACTTCTCGGGGTTGTACTTCCGGTCGTAGAAATCCCGAGCGGTCTCTACGGCCTCGTTGTAGCGGTTCTCGTACTCCTTCTCGAGACGACTGTTGCCGATCAAATATCCGACAACAGCTCCGCCTACGGCCCCCAGCAGGAACAGCTTCACATCGATCACATCCTCTTGAACTTGCCGAGAATGACACCGTCGACGTTGAAGTCGAGGATCACGTCGTGCCGGGTGCCGTTGATGAATGCGACGGCGTTGTCGGTGTTGCGCTCCAGACCGAAGCTGATGTAGCCGTTCCCATCACCCGTCTGCTCAGCGCCTCGGATCCAACCGACCATCTGACCGGCTTCGGTGCGCTCGTAGCCCAGGTGCTCGTAGACCTCGTTCAGGAACACGTAGCCGCGAAGACGGAGAACGTCGTTGAAGTGACTCACTACCTCGCGAAGCCAGAACCGGTTCTGCCTGTAGTCCGGCTCCCAGTTCACGTTGTACTTGTCGAACATTCGGTGATACCCCGAGTACTCATCCTCCTTGATCGCATTCGCGTCAAGGCCTCGAGCAGTCTCGACGAGACCCGTCTCAGGATCGACCACCTCCTTCTCGACGATTGGTCCGAACATGTACTCGCGATCCTTCTCCTCGCCCTGATCGGCGACGACGTTCGCGCGGTACTTCTTGTGCATCCCGTCAAGGATGGTGTATGCCGCGATCAGACCCGTGTTCCGGTTCTTCAGGATCACGTGAGAGCCGGTGATGGCAGCCAAAGAAGCCGCTCCGAGAATAACCGCGGGTCCGTAGTGACGGACGATCTTGATCGCGGTCTGGAGCTTGGCGTTCTTCTTTGCCTTGGTCGCCGTAGCTTCGGTCTTGGAGTCCTTCTCGATCTCCTCGACTTCTTGCTCGGCCTCGGACAGAACCTCGTTCATCTTCAGCGTAGCCCGGCAGGCCAGGATGGTGCTACCGACCATGCCCGCGGCGCCGACGACGAGAAGGATGCCCGGGGAATGTTCCCGGAGAGCGAAGACCTGCTTCGCTACAGTCCTAGATGCTGCTTCGGTTACTTCCTTGAAGCTCATGGTCAGTGGTTCTCCTGTGTAGCGATGTTGAGAGGGGTGGGGGTTACGTTGGTGGAGTTGACGTTGAAACGGAGCGTAAAAGGCTCTCCGCTGTGTACGTCTTCGGGACTGTAGAACTCGACGTCAGTGTTGCTGGTCCATCCGACCCTGGAGTCTTCGTCTGTGACTTCGAGTCCGAGGAGCTTGTAGACGTCATTCAGAAGAAGAAAGCCTTGGAGACGGAGCAGATCTTTCGCATGCCTATGCACCGCATCGAAGAAGCACCGGTTGGCCACAGGCATATCCGTCCAGTAAACATTCTTCTGGTCGAATACGCGGTCGAACTGTCCCGTGTCCATCAGCCGTTCTCCTTCTCACGACCGCCACCGGCCATGCGGTCTGCGAAGTCGTAGGCGATGTTCGCGAGCTTGTCTCCGACCCTCTTGCGGATCCTGTCGGTGACCCGCACCTTGGAGTCGATCGTGACCAGAACACGTCGTCCTACGATGGCCCCGGCGATGAACGCGAGAGTGACCTTCACTAGATCTTCCCTTCCTTTCTGAGACGGAAGAATATGGCAGTCACCTGCCCATCCGTCATGTTGTCGACCTTTTTAGACCACTTGATCGAATTCGGATATGCCTTCTTGACCAGCTCCCTGGTAGATATACCGGACATCTTTCGTCCACCTATCGCACTTGGATGGGCTCCGGGTCCGGAAGATTCAGGATGAACCCGTCTCGTCCGGACTGCTGGACATAGGCACGATCGATATCGGCCCATCCCCAGTTGTTATCAGTGTGATCGATCGGGTAGTTCGCGATCTCGTAGTACTGGGCGACCGTGCAGAAGCCCTGTTCCTCGATCACACCCTCGATATACGCCTTCGCCTTGGACGCATCACTCCGGTACTCGAAGAAAACGTCAACGAGCCGGTTCGAAGTACGGCGCATTGCCATGGGCTGAGGCTTGTAGTATGCGGGCTGCTGACCATACGGCTGGGCCACGATGGGGTTGGTTCGAGAGCCGATGGGCGGCTTTGCCGAAGCGTGGTAACCGTTGTAGCTGTGATGGTTACCGATGGGACCGCGCACCTGGTATGTACCACGCATGTCGTGCAGACCGGAGTCGCCCCTGTGGATGGCACGCTCTGCCGATCCATAGAGGCTATTACCCATCGTCTGGATGAGCTGAAGGGCCATGTCCTTGATCATGGGGACTACGATGCCCTCGAGGAGCTGGGTACCGAAGCTGACACCGTCTTCGGCGAACAGGTCCTTGGTCCGGGACCAGAGACCCTTCCGCTTTATCGTTGCCCTGCCCTGGAGTACCGGCTTCTCTACCTTCTCAGGTCCAGACTTCGGTTCCTCCTCGGGTGTCTTGGGAGTCGAGTCGTCCTTGAAGGTGTTGCCGGGAAAGTCAGTCACGAATATCCTCGATTCGCGAAACCCAAACCCCTTGTGGGGGTAAGGGGTTGAGTGGTTTACGGTTAGCTGGCCTTCTTGGCCGGGGGCTTCGCGTCGATGTAGTCGTCGATGTGCTGGTCCACTTCCTTGCCGAGCTTGTAGATGTTACCAAGCGCGAACGAGAAGCAGATGCCAATCAGACCTTTGACGATAAACTTGACGTGCTTAGGGTCCATGGTGGGGCTCCAAAACGTAGGGGTCTCTTTATAGGCCCTGTAAAATATGCGAGGTCAGTACCGTCCGTAGACGGCGTAGGGCGATCCATCGGTGTAATTCGTGATCGGCCACTCGCCCACGATATGAGCGGTTGTCCGTCCGTAATTCGCGTTGAGCATGTAGCCCTTGCCGTTCCGAACGCCGGTGAATATCCCGACGTGGTAGACGTAACCGCTGCTGTCCTTGATGAATATCAAGTCACCGGGCTTGCGGTTGGAGGCGCTGATGTGCTGCGAGTGGTTGTACTGATCCTTCGCGACACGAGGGAGAGTCTTACCGTGCTGCCTGTAGGACCAGTAGATCAGACCCGAGCAGTCGTAACCTCGAGAATATCCACCCTCGTTCCCCCAGACGTACTTCGCACCCTTCTGGGTGTTGGCGCTGGCCATGGCCTGTGCTCGGAGCGTTGTTGCAGCGTCAGCATCCGGTGTCGTCGCGAAGAAAGACGCGATCATCAGAGCGGATATGACGACGAACTTCGTGGAGCTCTTCATGGTGCTGTCCAATCCTTGGAAGGGTTTCAGCTACTGGTTGAGCGAGTTGGCGATGTTCAGAATGCAGACATATGTCCACAAAACGAACGCGGATATGACCGTCGCCGTCCGTGCAGCCCGTAATAATCCTTTGGGCGATGTGAACTGCTTCACGAGTTTCCTCTCTAGAACGTGTCTCGATATACCAATCGCCAGTCCCGATACCAACCGTTCGAAACGAGTTGGTAGCAGTGCTTGTCGACACCGTGGTTGATCCACATCAGGGGTCCGATTTTCCAAGCGGAGAATCCTGGCTCATGGTGGATACCCTGAGGTATCGATGTAAGGAACGATTGGCCTACGTAGGGTCCGTCAGCACATCGAACACTCAGCTTCATTTTACTGGCTCCTGGATATCGATAAAGCGATGAGTGGGGCACATGTCCTACCCGTCCTCCCTACTTGGAGAGTCCGGGGTCTCGGCTGTCGTTTGAAATCAGCATCCGGATCATGGCCGCGGGTGAGACCCCTACGTGGCCACTTGCTGATTCCCCATTCATCATGTTTCTAGTGGAAGAACGACCAGATATGGATCGTCAGGTCGATTCCCACAATACCGGTACAGACGTAAAGCCAGTCGACGCGCTTGAGCATGACTCTACGCCGACTTCTTCGCGCCGGGCTTGCCCTTGTACTTCGGCTTCTTGTTGCGAGGACCGTGACTCGGCTCGTTCCGACGCAGCTCCTGCCGACGCATGGCGATCCCATGCATGTGAGGGTCCATGTCCTTCCAGTCACCGGCGATCTCGCGGAACTCCGGCTCGGGAAGCTCGAGCAGCTCAGCGTCCGTGTAGGACTTCTGATGCTTCGCCTCCCACTCGTGGATGAACTCCATCGGGAACATATCCGTCAGGAACTTGACGCCCTGATCCCCGGACTGCAGGAGGTCTACGAAGAGCTGGTTGTAGGCGCCGGTCGCGAAGAAATCCTTGTGGACGTCCGGGTAGTCGCGAGCCTTGAGGAAACGTGCTTCCTCTCGGACACCCACACCCTCCTCGATCAGCGCCTTGTAGAGCAGGATGAGCTCTCGGTTGTCCTGAGCCTCGATGATCGCGTCGAGATACTCCGAGAGATCCTTGCGGTGAGCAAGCTTCATCTCCGCGATCTCCGCAGGAGTGATGCCGAACCAGAATTCGCGAGAGACTTCCTTCTGAGTGAAGGGGTCCTTCCAAGTTATGGTACGAGGGAACATGCGAATATCTTTCTGTTGATGCTAGTGGGGGTAGAGCTTCTAGCTCTCGTCGGACTCGGAGGCGGGGGCCTCTCCGTCCTCGGCGGAGTTCTCGTCCGCGTTCTCGACGATCTCCTCCACCACGGTCTTGGCGGCGAACTTGACGGCCGTGAAGGTCACTGCACCGATGACGCCGAGGGTGATCAGGATGGGCTTCTTGTTGTCCTTGACCGTCTTGATCGTGGACTTGAGGCGGTCCTTCAGGGTCTTCTTGCCGCCCTCGATGACCGTCAGCTCCGGCTGCTCGTTCGAGTCCTCGTTGTGGCCGCTCTCGTTGCCCTGGGCGGGGATGGTCGCGTCGTTGATCAGACCCTGGTTCTTGGCCTCGGCGACGACGTCGTCAGCGGTGATGTTCTTCTCGCTCATGGTGAAGCCTTTCAGTTCCCGAACACGTCGTTCGGGCTAGATGTGAAGTAGCGGAGGGCGGCGCGGTAATATGACTCACTCGCGCCAGCTCTTCAATGCAGATACGAGTACTTGTCCATGGGAAGGCACTCGTCGAAACTGATGTGGAGGCACTCGTCTCCACGCTGCTTGTCGCCGGACCAGATGTAGGTGACTCGCATCTTGTTGTCCGGAGTCCAGCCAAACATCTCACCGACTTCGACGGCGTCGAGTCCCATCATTCTGTAGAACTCGTTCACCGACTTGAAGACATCACCGAGAAGCTGTTCGTTGAAGTCGTTCACCACAGACCGGATCGTCTCCATGTCACTGGTGAAATATCGACCGGTCCACTGGTCCTGGCACAGAACGCCACCACCGTGATGGGTGATGTGGATGTGCTTGTTGTCGACCGGGTCTGCCTCGGCACGGTCCTGGACGATCTCGTCACGGATCGCCTGTTCCTTGTTCTTGCCGACCTTGGAGAGCGTCTTCTCGCGGTACTCGCGGAAGGCCTTCTCGGCCGACCTGTAGCCGAACGCCAGTGCAGCGGCACGGTGGTCACCGATTCGCTTGACCGAGACGATGGACGCAACGGTCATGGCTGCCAGGGCAGCACCGGGGATGTAGTTCCGCCAGGTCGTGTCGAAGATCTGACGAGAGGACATGCGCTCGTGGTGGTCTTCCTCGATACCACGAACTTCGTAACCGGACTTGAAACCCGCCCGACCGATGAGATATGACGTCGCCACAGTCCCAGCCACCGCGAAGGCGGTCAGTATCGCCGGCGAATTCTCAGCGGCGGCCTTTCCGGCGCGATGAATAACCGCGCTCAGATCGAATGCCATGGTTCTGCTCCTTTGTGAATATCGCCGACGATAACGACGAACTGTGTGGGGGTTTACTTCTTGGCGTTCTTGATGGCTTCGAGGAAGCCCGCCCTCTTCATGACGAAGACCATTCCGGCGGTGACGCCAGCTCCTCTGACAAAGTGTGCACCGAAGTCCACGCCCGTTTCGACGAGAGCCCTGGTGAAGATGTAAGTCTTGGTCTTGGGCTTTTCGTTGAGAAGCTTACGGCTGTACTTACGGTACTCTTTGGGTTCACTCACGCGGATATCCCTATCGCTTGGTCTTGACGCTGGGAGCTTTGTAGGCGGGTGCTGGAGCCTTCGGCGGAAGAACCTTCGCAGGCTGTCGTGCTTCCTTGCGAGGACCCTGATGCGGCTTCGAGGTCTTCCGCGTCGACGGAATATAGACACCGTGGTGATCAGTCACGGTGACCGTAGGGACTACGCCGGAAGGCTCGTTCTTGGTGAGACGAACGGTAGTTGAAACGCCGAGGATCGAGTACTTGTAGCTGAGTACGCCGTCCTTGTACTTGAACGGCTTGTCCTTCTCCTCGGAGGCCAGCATGTAGGTGGCCAGAGCATCTTGGTCGCCGTGCGAGTAGTACGTGAATGGCGTGGCGGTTGACTTGGTGCCGTCGAACGTTCCGAGCCAGTAGATGTAGCTCGAGTCGCGCCCAACAACCCAGATCTGTATCCCGCCCGCAGTCACCTCTGCTCTTGCGAGATCTTCACCATCCGTACCATGCTGGTACCAAGTCCCGATGAGGCTCTTCGGAACGCTGGAAGACTCCCCCGAGGAGCTTCCGCACGCCGTCAGCAGAGCCATCACCATGAACGCGAGGATGGCGAATATGGCTATGACGTTTCCCGTAAGACCCGTCGTCTTTCTGGACACTTCTTCCCCCTGCTATTCGGGCTCTTCATCATTTTTGATGCGAGCTTTCATGTTTTCTTCGTATTCGATTTCGTGGTCGGTCTTCTCTGCCAACGTGTAGAAGTTGACACGATAACCGTCCGCCTCACTGACCCAGTGTCGGAACACCTTACCGTGTTCTCGGGCTCCTCGAAGAGTTCCTTCTGGAACGACCAACATGGTGTTGTAGTCGTAAGGAACAATCGTCCGCTTGTACTCGGCGAGTTCGGAGTCCTTCTTGTAGTAGGCCATCCATCCCGACATGGAGGCCAGACCCATACCCGCTCCGGAGATGATCAGATATGCATACTGAGTCTCCGGCTGTACGTGGATGGCTTGGAGAACGACCTTCGCCGTTCGAAGAAACTTCTTCACGACCGAACCTTTCCGAGAAATGCGAAACCCAAACCCCTTGTGGGGGTCTGGGAATTGAGCGGTACTACTGGATCAGTCAGTCTTCCTCGGTGTTCTCTTCGTCTTCGTCGGTGTCCTCGTCGGTGGTGGAGTCCTGGACGTCCTTCGCGACATCGCTGAGGAACTTGAACGCGACGAGGGCCGCACCTCCGGCGGCGACGGTGACGGCTCCGAGTACGATCAGTGTCTTCTTGACATCCGATCGCGATTCGGGAGTAACGTCCTCGCCTTCAGCGGGGGTACGACCCATCTTCTTGTCCACGTCCTGCATGATGCGGGTGAGGAGTCCAGTCTTCTTGGCCTCGGGGTCCTTGGGGGAGAAGAACATGATGGTTTCCAATCTGAGTGGTAGGGGTCTCATTATAGGCCTTGTTTTTCTTGCGAGGTCAGAGGCCTTTTTAGCGCTTTCCGCGCTCGATGATGATCTTGCCGGTGGTCTTGACGATGGTGATGGCCACGATGACCAGACCCCACCTGAATGCCGCGCTCTTCAGGTATGGTTTGATGATCACCCGCTTCAAGTCACCCACGATGTTGTCGGACGCCTGGATGAGCTTGTCGACCGCTTCGTTCTTCTCGGCCTCGAGCTTGTTGTTCGGGGCGGTGATGTCGAAGACTTCTTCACTCACGATACTTCTCCTGTCTAGCTGCTGAAGTCAGGGCGACCGTAGCGGCCCTTTGTCCGATAGGTCTTGGCTCGCTCTTCGGCTTCCTTGGCGTAGGCCCGCTTGCTCTGGTAGCTGCCGAAGGAGTCGATGAACTTGGCCGCTCCCGTGAAGAATGCAGCACCGGCCAGTAGTACCCCAATGGGGTTTTCGTCCCAGGCTTCCTTGAGTCGTCCGACAGCTTCGTTGATGCCCTTGCTGATCGGGTTCTTCTTGGTCTCGTTCTCGGTCATGGGAATATCCCCCTAGTACTGGTCGAGAATACGAAATCTGTGGTCCCAGACTTCGCGATAGTTCGTCCCGGGTGTGGAAAGAACTTTGATTGCTTTGGTTTCGCCGTTGACGGTCGTAAGACCTTGAAGATACGTTACAACGTATCCTTCTTCCTCCCTGAGCAAGGTGAGCACGTAGCGGAACGAGTTCTCGGATACGCCAAACTTCTTGTGCATATCCTTGGTCACCATGACGTGGTCGAGTTTCGCGACCAAGGCTCTGAGTTCGCAGCGAGTCTTAGTTCGCCACTTGTCGTTGATCGTGAATTTCTCCACGAAATATCCCTTTCGCGAAACTCAAACCCCTTGTGGGGGTCTGAGCTGTTGAGGTCTTACGGGGAATATCAGCCTTCGGTGGGAATGTCCACCTCGATAGCCTTCTTCGCGATTCCGGCGATCACGCCGATGCCGACAACGACGACAGTCTTGATGACGATGTACTTGAGCAGCGTCTTCCTCATGTCGCTCTTGACAGCAGCGATGCGAGCGGCCTCTTCGGGGGAGAGGGGCTTGGTGGTGGAGTTCTTGGCGTTGGGCATGATGTCTCCAATCGTAGGGGTCTCATTATAGGGCTTGTTTTTTGTGCGAGGCCTATTAGCGCTTGTAGAATTTGATAGACCAGGCGATTACGAAGAACATAAGTGCTAGCTCGTAGTTCTCCGAGATCATGATGATGAAGCCAAGAATGATCGCGAAAAGGATCGCGTCAGCCTTGACTTTGTCGTTCATGATTCATCCTCATCGTTGTCCTTGATGTTGTAGTACTTCTTGCAGCTTTCCCAGCCGTTGTCGAATGCTGCGTCGTGTACTCGCTTCATCTCACGTTTTTGGTATTTGAATGCGAATACGACGATGGTTGTGGCGACGGTAAGCATTTTGCGATTCATTACTACTCCGTTTATTTGACGAAAGCATAAACCCCTTGTGGGGTTCAGAGGCTTTTGAGAAATCAGGCGCGGTTCTTCTCGGCGTACAATTCGCGAGCGAGTGCGAAGATGTCGTCACACTGCTTCTTGGCGTCCTCCTCAATCAGGAGCTTAGTGCCATAGGCATAAACTCCGATCAGAGCAGCAACGCTCGAAACAGCGGCGACAGCAGCAATCTTGGCGAAGGGCATGTCGATTCCAATCGGTAGGGGTCTCATTATAGGCCGTGTATTATTTGCGAGGTTCTACCGAATTTTCCCCGGCGGAAAATTTTAGAATTTGAAAGGTATCACCGTCCAGAACATAGTGTATGTATATTTGGGATCTGTACCGATATGCTTACAAGCGTCCTCGAACAAGTATTTGTATAGCTCCTCGCTTGATTCTTGCCACTTGATCCATGCACTGATAGTGCCTTTGCGGTTTACCGACGGGGATTCGATGGTCATAACGTAGAAGAACTTCTTTTTGCGTCGGAACATTTAGAGAACACTCCTATTTTGACGAAACCCAAACCCCTTGCGGGGCGGGTTGAGGTTTTACTAGTCGTTGTCAGCGCTTCGTGTCTTCTTGACCGCGATCTGGCTAGCTGTGTCAATCGCCTTGATGGCTGCGTAGATTCCGATCACGACAGCGGCACCGACCTTCAACACTTCCTTGCTTCGCTCAGCAATGAGCTTGACAGTTTCAGGGTCGACAGTGATGTGGCTGTTCGTGGAGGAATCTCCGTCCTTGGGGGTCTTGACCATCTTAACCTGGATCGCGCGGTCTTTGTTTCGTCCAAAGAGCATGATGGTCCAATCGTAGTAGGGGTCTCATTATAGGCCTTGTAAACTGTGCGAAACCCAAACCCCTTGCGGGGCGGGCTCGTTTAGTGATTCTCTAGAAGATGGGTTGTGTAAGCAAAAGTCCATTCGATCTTTTTGTGTTCATCGTCCCGGATTTTGTCATCCAGATACATCCTCCAAATGACGGAGTTGGCGTAGTTACGAGCACAGTTCTCAGCTATGGTTCGATTAATGCGCTTGCGTTCGGCGTGGTCCTTCATGAGTATGACGGTTTGTAGAATGGCAAAGGGGGCGACAACACCTAGAGTGTAAAGGATCTTTTTCATAATGATTCCAATCGTAGTAGGGGTCTCATAATAGCCCTTGTAAAACGTGCGAAACCCAAACCCCTTGCGGGGCTGGGTGTTGAGACTACTTCTTGTCCGGGTAGTACTCGTGGTACTTGGATGCGATCATCGAGCGGTCGTTCAGAGCCATGTCCCAGCCTTCCTTGTGAGCAACCTTCTTGATTCGGTCGGCCTCCTTAAGAGAGGAGTTCACGACGCGGGTCATAGTAGAGTTGGTCTTGATGAGGGCGGCAACGTAGCCGAGAGCGAACATGACGATCGCGATCACGAAGTAGATGAGCATGACGCAAACCTTTCGTAGGGGTCTCATTATAGGCCTTGTATTACATGCGACCTTTTAGAGAACACTCTCATTTTGACGAAACCCAAACCCCTTGCGGGGCTGGGCGTTGAGATCTTTGATGGTTAGTTTGTCGGTCTTACTTCTTGATCATGATGCCGACAGCGGTTGCTGCACCAATGGCGAAACCTACGCACGTACCGATCAGACGGATGTTGGCGATCTTGCGATCGCGGTTCATCTCGTCGATGGCGCGGTTGAGGTCAGCCAGCGGGCTAACGATCTGCTGCTGAGCAAAGTTGATGTCGAAACGGGGAGCGGGCATGGTTTGTCCAATCAATAGGGGTCTCATTATAGGCCTTGTATTCCGTGCGAATTAGGACAAATGGGCGAAAGCTAAAGCCCGTGTGGGGCCGGGCCTTAGCTATGAGACTGCTGTGATCAGCCTTCCTTCTGGGGCTTCACCCTGACAAACTTCACTGTTGCTGCTGGTGCATGGTATTGAGCGGCAACGTCGTTGAACTTGAAGTCGTAGTAGATCCTTTCCAAGCCTTCACCGCTGATGTTGTACTCTCCACGTGCCATCCTGATAGCAACGTAGTGCCACTTGTTGCTAGCCTTCTCGGTCTCAGCCAGCTTAACGGCTTCACGCTTGAGGGCTCGGTAGGCGTAGATCAAATTCAGCGTCGTGAACGCGTAGAAGCTGATACTACGAAGTAGTGCTTTAAGCATTTCGCTCCAAACGTAGGGGTCTCATTTATAGCCCCTGTAAAATTTGCGAGGAAATGCTTAACCCAAACCCCTTGCGGGGCGGGCTTTTGAGATCAATTATGTGCTCGGTAGTTCATGTAAGCGAACTGGTATTCGCGCTCCATATCATCCTTCGTCTTCACCTTGTCATCCATGAACAACTTCAATACTTGGTAGGTTGCGTAGTTCTGGGCGTCCTTCTCGAGCTTCTGAGCTCGACTGGCTTTCGCCATGGATACGCTACCCTTGAGTACGAATATGCCACAGAGGGCAAGGCAAGAGATGATGTATGCGAGCGCGGCTTTACCACCAACATTTCGCATGAATTTTCCAATCTATAGGGGGTCTCATTATACCCCTTGTAAACCATGCGAAAAAACAAACGACGTGTAAACCTTGTTAGGGGTCTACACGCCGTCTGTTTTAGACCTGCGGGTGGTGATTCAGAATTATCGGTTCTTGGTCACGAACGAGAAAGCCTTCGTGGTAACGGCATGTCCGTGCTCGTATCCGACGATGAGCGCGATACCGAGGATACTCGAGATCGACGACAGCACAGCGTCCTTGCTCAGATTGTTCTTGGAATCAACTTCCTTGAGCTTGTAGAGCTTGGCCACCTGGTCGGCGATAGCGGAGTACCGTTCGGAGTCGGGCTCCTCGTTGTGGAGTTCGGTCAGCAGACGATCCAGTTCCTCTTCGAGCTTGGTGGGTTCGGTCTTCTTGAACGGGATGTTCATGATCCATCCAATCGTAGGGGTCTCATTATAGGGCCTGTAAATCGTGCGACCCCTGTGACTGGTGTTATTCCTTGATCACCGGTGCGGTCTTGGCTACAGCCTTGTGCGACCACATAGAAGCCTCTTCGAGACACGTCATCGCTATGGATTTCTCTCGACCATCCTCGAGAATATCGTCGAGCAGACTCGCGAAGTGCTTGAACCGATTCCGGAGTCCGGCATGCATCGGAGCGGTAGCATTCGCTCCTTCGATCGTTGCCTTGTGGAATCCGAAACGGCTCTCGATCTCATCCTTACCGAGCATATTTAGTCAACCACCCTGAATCGAGCCTCGTTCATGGACGCGATCACCTGAGGGTGTGTGTTGAGACGAGCCACCATCCGCTTGGTCGTCTCATCGCCGTCGACGGCTTCGAAAGCCACATCACCGGCATACTTGGTGTCGCTGTTGTTGTACGACTTGGTCGCCACTCCGAGTACGACACCGAGGAAGGTGTTCACCGCGGCGATCGTTCCGATTACCTCTTCGGGATTCGGAAGATGCCAGATCTGAGCCAGGGCAAAATACAGAGCCCCGAGCGCAGGCAGTACGAGCGCTGCCCCATGCTTGACCGCCGCATAGGAGGCGTCATTCAACAGGGGTGTCTTGACCTTCGCGTGGCGCGATGACTCGGACATGGTTGACCCATCCTTCTTCACGGTTGCGGAATATATCCGGATGCTGATTGTGAGATCTGAACGGGAGGTTACGAACGTCGTTCATGATGCGTTCGGCCGTGCCATTGCCTCCCAAAGCCTTGTACGGCTCAAAGAAATAACGGTACAGGTCTTCGTACTCGTCCTTGGTGACCGAGCCGCGCTCAATATACTGGATACCCAAGGTAGTGATCCGGTCATAAGCGATACCCATCATCAGACGGGTACGGGCATTGGCTCGGGTGTCTCTACTACGAAGGAATGCCCAGAATCCTCCCGACCCCATCACAGAGCCAAAGATGATCACGACAGTCCTGAACCAGACGTCTGACATACGAACTTTCCTCCCCTATGCACTAAATGGTCCTCTTCCAGACTCCGGTACTGTCACGAACCCAGGGTTCGGCTCGCTTCCATACGCCACCTACCCGTACGTATGGAACGGCAAGCTTCATCGCCGTACCTACACGGATATAGGCTCCTGCAACGGTCCTGAAGCTAGCTGGCGCTGACCATGCGCTGTACCCCACAGCACTCTTAGCCCGTGCAAATACGTAGTAATTGGTACCGGGTGTAAGGCCTGAAATAACCTGCGGAGAGGAGGCGTTGACGATGGTCGTAGGGGTTGTGGAACTGGTTCCGTAACCGAGCTGAAAACCGGTGATTGCAGATCCACCATTACCATTCGCGGTAAACGATGTATCTACACTCGTGGCCGTGATGCTCGACAGAAGTGGAGTGCTCGGTGCATCCGGAACTTTGAGCGTTTTGATACTTGATGACGCTGACCAAGGACTGTAGCCCTTAGAGTTATGCGTTCTGGCCCAGAAGTAATATGTCACTCCTGAGGTGAGACCACTGATTGTTGTAGATCCGTCAGAGCTGACGATGGTCGCCCCGGATACACCAGAATCTTCATCATAAGCGATCTGTCGGGCGTCAATAGCGTCTCCGCCATTATCTCCGTCTGTGAACTTAACAACCACAGAGTTGGATGTGACGCCCGACAGAGCAGGCTTACTAGGCGCGTCCGGAGCCGTGTCACGAGTAATCGCGTGACTGAACGTCGTCGGTCCACCGATGCCCGAAATATCGGTGTCGGTGATCAGCTTGAACGTGACGGTCTGGGAATCAGTTACGTTACGTTCACCGATCTTGTACCAATCGGCTCCCGTAGGGTAATCAATAGTCTTGTTTGTCGTACTACCATTGGCGGTGTACGAGAACTGAAGACCGTTGTACCAGTCACTGGAATATCCGGCTTTGAACCAGAACTCGACGTCTCCGCCGGTGTCCCGGATCTCCATCTTCCCAGTAGAGCCAGTGGTTTTACTCCAGACTGTCGTCACGTTACCGCCTAAGGCAGGATCTTGAAGTAGATATCACCGTCGTTACCACCGGTGGGATCGGCAGTACCCGAGGATATGCCTGAAGCGTCTCGGTAAGCCGACTTGCTGCCTGGGATCAAGACCTTCAGTCGAGCTACGAAGTCTCGAGTGAGGTTGATCTCCTGACCGCCGTAACGAACACGTCCGGCTTCCCCCGTATCCGGTACGAGAGGATAACCTTGTGCTGATGCGTCATCTCCAATAGGCATGGCAAACCTCCTTCGCTACAAATATCAGGGTTGGTTGGCCCAGAACTGGGTGGAATCGTAATCGGTCCATACCTTGTTGATTGGTACAGAGAGCCACGATCCCGGCGTGACAAAGTCGAGAACCGACAGCGTCGGATAAGAGCGAACACCATTCTCGTCAGACACGTAAATATGCTCCGTGACCTTCATGACGTTCCCGTTACCCTCAGAACCGCGTGTCTCGACCAAGTCACCAAGGTTGTAATCGATGCCGTACTTGTACTGACTGTACTGACTGACTTCACCGTCGAAGCCTTGGTACCGACGACATTTCGCCAGTTCCTCCATGCCTCTCTGGATCATCTGAGCCGTCGCCACAGACGGTGTGGGGTCTGTAATATCGTCAGCTTTTACGACCAACACACGGCGATCGAATCCCGCTGTACTCGAGTCAGCACCAGATGCGTAAACAATCTGAAAGCCGACCGGGGACATGACGTAAGCCACGTTCTTGTATGCGGCTGTGGAGAACAATTCGGATGTGTTCTCGAGATTGTTCATCCCGGGGCTGAACACGACTGCGGGAAGAGTCGTCTGATGCGTAGTTCGATCACTACCCATGTAGACGTTGAAGTAGAGCTGACCAGTATCGAAGTTCCGAATAAGACGGAACCCCATCAGATACAGCTCACAAATACCGACAATCGCCTCGTAGACCGTTTTGGGCTCGATCTCGTAAGTGACCACGTCGGTAGGAGAAGGGAGGGTGTCAGCCGGGAATATACTCGTCTCGTTGATGAGAGGGATTACATCCGCGGCGTCCACTACTCCTGTGACGCACACATCGTGAAAGATCTTCTTCGCGATGTTGACAGGCGTATCCGTTATGACCCACTTGGGCGTGGTCGTTAGATCCGCCGTGGATGAACGAGCAACTCGACAGTCGAGAATGGCCTCGAGCGAGGTTCCCTTGATTTCGAGAACTCTTTCGCCATTGTCGTTTGTCGAGTCCTCGACAGTCTCTATCGTCATGACACGATAAGACTCCTGGATGCCCAGCCTCACACCGGTCTTGAGCCTGTTTCGGTTCTCGAGGGTCGAAGCTATGACAAGCTGGAAATCCCCAACGCTTGAGAACCTTTCGGTCCAAATAAGGGATTCATATCGGTCGATCACACTTTGTCGACGGTAGAGACTGTCGAGGATGAACACTTCCATTACAGACCTCCATATCGGGCTGTGTAAGTAAGCGTATAGGGAATGGCAGCCCCCGTTGCATACACCCGAATATGGTTGTCTCCGGGGAACAGCTTGAGCCAGCTTGATTGTGACGACATCGCGTACAGCAGAGACGAATCAACACCCGATCTTCTGAGGATGACGCTCTTGTTGCCGTCGACAGTGCTGAATGTAAGCACGTCTCCGGACACCAAGGATGCGGCAAAGTCGAAGGTGGATATGGATCCGTTTGGGGCCCTGCAGTAGATCGTGAATGCCGACAGTGAACGGTTCAGATTCAGTTTGAATTCGAACCCGGTTTCCGAAGATCCAGGATACTGGAGCAACGTTTCTGATGTACCCGAGACTGTGTTACCGGACACTACCGTGGGGGTGGTAGCCAAGAAGTCCGGCTCGAAACAGAGCAGTGAAATATCGACCGTCGGTGTCTTGGTGAACATCGGCGAATCGAAAGATTCCACAGTTGCCTGAATATCCACAGTCAGGCCATCAATCATGTAAAACCGCAAACTGACTTGAGCTTCCGGCATGAAAAACCCGTAAAGCCGGGTCCTGAGTTCGCGGACAGAATCCACGACGTAGTCAGGCTCAAGACCCAGCTTCATGGTGATATTGCGTGCATCTCGCCTCGTGCTCTGGAGCCTGCCTCCATCGGACGTTGCGTACTTCGAAGAAGTAATAGACGCTTTTACCGGATCTAGTCCGTTTATCTCCTGGACGAGTATGCCAACTTCAGCGTCCAGAGAAAGGACGAGAACGTCTCCGTCAGGAGTACGGGCTTCAACCTTGGTGATCACAGATCAGCCAGAGCTCCCTTCGCCTTGGACAGTTGGTTGTTCGTCTGACGGTAGATTTCCGCGGGCGAGAGAGCCTTTGGAGAGTTGTTGTACTGGTTGAACGTGACCGACTTTGTCGGAATTTCTCCCCCGGGGTTTTCGGCGGAGACGTTCGACATACGTGCCTCGGAAATAGCCTTTGCCTTGGAATAGGCAGAGTCGACCGAGATCGTATTACCGGCGAGAAGTCTTCCGACGTCTCCAGCAGTCTTCTTGACACTGGACAGGTCCAGGACAGGGGTGACTACGGGCTTGGCGTCGATGTTGCTTGTCACCATGTCGGCCATGTTGCTCAGAGACTTCTTCAGCGAGTCCGTGGCTGCGATACCCATGCTGGATGCAGAGGTTTCGATGATTCCGGTGGAATCCTTGAGTCCCTGTGCGAGTCCCTTGGCCGAGAACTTGCCGATCTCCATGAAGACCCGCGAAGGAGACTTGATCCCAAGAGCCTTCTTGATAGCCTTGACCATCGAGACTGCTATGGCATCCATTTCCTTCTGGATAGCCTTCTGCTGCTTCTGGAGACCCTTTACGAGTCCCTCAGCGGCGTGAACGGCGGCGTCGTACAGTTCGCTGGATGCCTGAGACCCGAGGGACTTGGCAGCCGTAGCCAACTGACTGTCGAGATTGTTGATCTCCTTGACCGCATCCTTACCACCGGCAAGGAGTTCGTTCGCGAACGGAAGTGCGTCAGTACCCTTCGAAAGGAGTTGACGATACGCTTCATCGTTCAGGCCCAGATCACGCAGACGCTGGAGAGTATTCGCAAACTGCTTAGTCTTCTCAATCTGCGTCTTCAGGTCTGCTTCGTATTCAGCAACGTGCGTTTCCGGAGTGATGTCCGGAAGATTGTCGTACTGATCGATGATCTGCTTCTTGAAATCATCTCTTGTTTTGATGATGTCGGCCAGCTTGTCCTGCGCGGCCTTCAGAGCATCAGTGACCTTGTCATACCTCTGTGCCAGAGCATCGAGGATGGCGTGCTTGGCCTTCAGCTTCTTGTTTACCAGCTCGTAAGCAGCAGCTTCAGAGGCATGCTCCTTCTTTGCCTGTGCTAGAGCGGCCTTGGTCTTCTTGATCTCGTCGTTGTCTTTGTGACGAGCGTGGGTCAGCCTCTTGAGCTTCGCTTGCAGAGTCTCGATGTCCTTGGCGGATTCCGTCATGGCAGTCTTGACCTGATCGCGAAGGTCCTTGAAGGCCTTGTCGACCTTGTCCTTGTCTCCACTCTTCAGACCCTTAAGGAAACCTTCGTTGACCGAGTTACCGATCTTGATGAAGTCCTTAGAAGGAGAGTTGATGTGGAGCGCACTCTTGGCTGCACTAATTGCAGACCCAGCGAGATGCTTAGCCGCACTGACAACTTCGCCGACACCCGCGGCGATACCCTTAGCCATACCCTTGATCATGGCCACAGCGAGTCTTCCACCGGCTTTACCAAGCTCTGCCGAGTGCGAGTTGATCGCCTTCGTCACACCATTGATAAAGCTGATGATGAGCTTTACGCCAGAATCAATGATCTTGGGTAGAGCCTTACCGATCCCATCAAGGAATGCCACGATAACCTTAGCGGCAGCGGCAATAACCTTTGGAAGATTATTGGCTATACCAGTGAGGATACCCGTGATCAGCTTCAAGCCCGCTACGACCATTTTGGGTACATAGTTGGCGAGTTGCTGAAGCATCATCGTGAGAAGCCGGAGAAGCGTAGTCACGATCTTCGGGGTAAGAGTCCCGATAGCCTTGATGAGTGCCAGCAGTACGGTAGTGATCGCCTTAGTGATCGCCGGTCCAGCCTTGGAGATCGTTTGGGCGAACGAAATAACCGCCAGGCCGATTTGCTTCGCCACCATCGGGAGAAGACCGACCATTGCCGTTACGATAGCCACCAATGCCGCAGCCCCTGCTGCACCGGCCACACTCAACGCTGTGAGCGCAGTCGCGAACAGAAGAACGCCAGCTCCGACAGCCAGTACGCCCACACCAAGAAGCGTGATAGCTGCACCAAGAGCAAGCAATACAGGGACCACTGGAGCTAGAAGAAGTCCAGCCACACCGAGAACGGCAAATACGCCGACCAGTGTAAGGAGACCCTTTGCTATGGCTTCCCAGGACATCTGACCGAAAGTCAGAAGCACTGGCGCCAGAAGGTTCAATGCTGCAGTTACTACCAGAAGTGCAGCCGCGCCCGGAAGTGTTCCGGTCATCAGGATCATGGCGGCAGATATAGCAGCCAGAGAGGTGACTAGAACCGTTACCGCCTTACCGATCTCCTCCCAACCCATGGTGGCCATGGATTGAAGAGCAGTGGCGATAAGGCCCAGTGACAGAGACACAAGCAAGATGCCCGCGGCTCCAGCGACTGCGTCCGGCGGAATGATGAACAACGCCGCAGATATGATTCCGAGAGCACCCAGCATGGCCGTGAGACCCTTAGCGATCTCCTCCCAGCCGAGTAGTCCAAGCTGTTCGAGTGACTTACCGATTAGCAGCATTGAAGCCGCAACCAGTACAACCCCGGCACCTCCGCCGACGGCATCAGCGGGGATGAGCTTGAGGGCACCGGATATGATAGCGAGCGATCCCGCCATCGATACAACACCCTTGGCTATCTCTTCCCAGGAGAGCTTGGCGAAATCCTGCATGGCGCTAGCGAGAACCTTGATTCCCGCAGCAAGCAGAATAAGGCTCGCGCCCTGGGTGACACCCATCTTCTCAACCGCGGCAAACTTCGTGAACAGTACAAGACTACCCAGAAGTGCGCCAACTCCGACGAGACCCTTTGCCATATCCTGCCAGCTAAGTCCCGAAAGGTCTGTTACCGCACTGGCGAGAATCTTGATCGCCGCAGCAAGGGCAATCATGCCCAGTCCTGTGGAAATAAGACCTGTCCCGGAAGGCATGAGCTTAGCCGCACCAGCCATGGCTCCGAGGAGAACGACAACGCCAGTAAGACCCTTAGCGAGACCGTTCCAGTCCAGATCTGCAAGCTGCTTAACCGCAATAACCAGAAGATCCACGGCCAGAGCGATAACAATCATCGCCGCACCGAGCTTAATCATCTGACCCATACCGGCACCGCCGAGCACCTTGTTGAACAGGAACATAGCCCCGAACAACTGGGTAAACATGACGGTCAGAGCACCGAGAGCCCTGCTGAGGTTCTCGACGTTGATCTTGGACAGCGCCACCACAGATATGGTGAGGATGCCGAGAGCTGCTGCAATCTCGAGGAGTACAGTGGCCTTCAACGTGCTCTGCATCGCGGAAAGGGTTCCGGTCAGCTCATCGAATACACCGGTGATGGATTCAGCAATATCGCCGAGACCGCCAGCATTCCCGAAGCTGGACACGAAGTTCTTGATGAAGAGAACCAGAGCCGCAAAGAGACCCGTATTGATTCCGGCGAACACCTTGCCGCTGTCGATACCCGAAAGGCCTTCAGAAATATAGTCACCGATACCACGGAAGAAGTCCGCGATCTTAGTGGCTACAGAACCGAAATCGACATCACCAAGCTTCTTGATGAATGCGATGACCTTATCTCCGCCACCAGATATGGCATCGAAGATCTTACCCATGGGAGACAGACCCGCTACGAAACCGGTAGTGGCCTTTTCGGCATCAAAAGCACCGATACCCATTTGAGAGAAGAAGTTAGAAATAATCTTCCCGAGAGTCTTGAATGCGGTGATCGGGATAAGGAGAATCTTACCGATCGCTGCAAAGAACCTCGTGAAGGCATTCCCTTCCTTCAATGCGTTGCGAATTCCTACAAGGAAATCGCCAATCTTTGCGGTGAAGTTGAGGATCCCACCGGAACCCTCGGTAGCCGCACCAGCAAAGTCAAAGATAGCACCAACAACAGCCTTTACGACATCAATCACAATGCCGAATATGGCAAAGACGCCTGCAAAGGTTCGCTTCAGCTTGTCAGCGGTTTCGCTTCCGATCTTGAGCTTCTCAGTGAAGTCCCGGAAGTTCTTGGTCATGTCCGCAAGCTGTTTCCCTGTGGTGGCAGGGAATATCTGACGGAAGGCGTCATGAATCGGCTTGATTACCGAACCGAGAGCCTTGAATGCGTTACCGAGTCCAGAAATAAGTGCGTCTCGCCCGCCGAGCTTCTTCCAGTCCGAAAGCATTTTGTTTCGGGCATTGGAAGAGTCGCTGACGATCTTGCCGAGGGAATTACTTACCCCTGTGAACAAACCTTTTGCTTCGGAGAAGTCACCAAATATGGTCTGAAAGGTCTGAGACCAGCCAGAGCCGATTGATTCCTTCAGAGTTCCGAAGAGCTGTGTAAGGGTCTTGACTTCGGTAGCCGCGGCCTTAGCCATCTTGGCCTGATCCTGAATGGCCTTGATCTGAGACTTGCTGAAGCCTTGTGCCTTGAGCTGAGCATCGGTGAGGTCACCGGTGAATTGTGCCAGAGTCTGGGTCAGAACCTTTGAAGTCAGCCATGATTCCTGGCCAGGCTTAGCCGTGATGGACTCACGGAAAGACTTGCCGCCGATGGTGACATTCTTCATCTCACCCTTGAGCTTTACTGCACCATCCTTCAGGGTGCCCATCTTGACCGCTGTCTGTGCCAGAGCACGCTGGAATACGGTACCGCCCATACCGGCGTTAACAACCGAGTTCCAGTCTTCAAGCGAGACTCTGCCTGCGGAAATGGCCTGGGACAATTGATACATTGCACCAGACGCCTGCTCCGAATTGGAGCCAGACAGAGCGGCCAGGTTGGCGATGCCCTTGATCGCCGCGGTCGATTCCTTGAGACCAACACCAGCAGCCGTGAAGGTACCGATGTTCTTCGCCATCTCGGAGAAGTTGTAGATGGTCTGGTCGGAATAATGGTTGAGCTCGTTGAGAGCTGCGTTGACGTCCTTCAGGTTTGTACCAGCAGCCTGGGTGTTAGCCAGAATGGTCTGGACCGAATTCAGGTTGGTTTCATACTCGTGGAAACCGTCCATCACCGGAGAAAATGTCAGCGATTTGGCCATTTGCAAACCAGCGGACATCGCCCTCTGGGTCAAACTGGCCAAGGCTGTGATACCGACAACCGACATCGCTTTGAACTTGTCGCCGACTGCCTGAGCGGCCGATTCCAAGTTCTTGAGCGACATCCTCTTGGCTGCAGCGTCTACTTCCGAAAGACCTTTTGTAGCGTCCTTCATTTCGAGCTGCTTGGTGAACCGGCCAAGAGAATCACGAGTACGAGCAATGCCCTGTTCGAAGGCGGCATTGTCGAATTTCATCTTAACAATACGCTCATCGATGGACGAGCTCATGTGGCGGTCACCGCCTTCCATACCTTGTCGGATATCGCATCGAATACGGGCTTGATAGCCGGATTGATGAAGTCACGCCCTTGAACGTAGCCCCCAGTTCCGGTTCCGTGTCCGTACTGAAGCATGATGACCACTGGAAATCCATTCTCGACGTCCGTGTTCAACCAGGCCAGTTCATAGTTACTACCGGATACGGTGACTTCGTAATCCCACGAATGGGATGCCAAACCTGTTTCCATCTGTGTAGCTGAAGAAAGGGCCGAGACGCCCATTTGACCGCAAGATTCCAGAATACCGCGAATATCCACCTTTGCTACATGAGCAAGAAATGCTTCGGTGTTCTTGAACGAACCGACAGTTGTTATGGTTATCATCTCGGCCCTCCTTTCGTTTACTCCAGACCTGTCAGCTTCCGTCCGAGATCGAACGTGCTGCTGTTGACGACACGAACCGAGTCGAGCGTCTCGAAGAACACTCGGAGCACATATGCTTCGTCAACGGTGTATCCGAACAACTCGACCAGGGGGTCGGTGCCATCGGAAGGATGGTTTGCCAGCCACTTGGCGACGTTCTCCACCTTGTCGAAGGCAGAACGGACAGCGATTACTGCCTGTGCCGCCTTCTGATCGAGCGTGGCCTTGCTTACGTCGAAACCGACAGCCATTTAGGCCTCCTTCGGTGAATATGAGTCAGGAAGCCGACTCGTAGGTGAAGTTCCCTCTGAGGTAATCGCCAGACGCCCATGTCCAGGGAGAGATGGAGTCGACGTCACCAGGGTTAACGGGGGTGCCGCTGAACATCCCACCCGCCATGCTCAGGATGAACGTGGTAGTGGTACTGGTCTTGGCACGTGCCATCATCATGCTGGTTCCGGTTCCACCATTCTGCATGTGGATGAATCCCATGGAGTCGCCAGTTCGAGCTGCCGCAACAGGAAGACTGAACAACCAGTTGTCGGTCGTGGTAGGAGAGGCACCGAAGTTGGTGGAACTTCCGAACACGATTTCAAACTTGCAGTCGACCTTTCGCCCATCCTTGAAATATCGGCAATCAACGGTTGCGTTACCGAGAGATGGGAGACGAAGACCAGAAGAAGTAGTCCACGTAGGAGTCCACTGGGTCGAAGCCGGGAATTCGACATGGACCTTCTGCCAGTTGGTCCAACCCGAAGCCGAGTTAGCGGTTCGGAACCAACGTACGGGAACCCCGGAACTTCCGCCGACATGACTGGTGAAGTCCTGCTTGGCGAAGTCCGTACCGTCCGAATATGTCTGAATCTCACCCGCAAGGCCTGCGAAGTCCCAACCCGTGGAACTCGAAGTCGTGAAGTAGAGCCTGGAAATACCCGTCGGATAGGATGTGAATGACGTCGACTGGGAAAATGACGCAGTGTTCAGATCATTCATGATCATCTGCTGTCGCCAAGCGGTCCAGCCACCACCATTGTTGGACGTGTGGTAGTACCTGACCCACGCCCTGGGGTTACCCGTACCACCAGGGTTCGAGTAGAACGTCTGCTGAGTGCGGTCCGTGTGAGGGCGGTTGGTCATGACAGACCCAGTCGAGCTGTTGATCGACCAACCCTCAGTCCCAGTCAGCATCATGTGAGAGATACCGAGAGGATATGAAGCAGGAGTAGCCGACTCAGACGGAATCGTACCAAGAATCTGGACCTTGTTTCCCGGGATCGAGAAAAGGCTGGCAGGAGTAACAGCGCGAGTAGCGTCGGTTCCCGCCTGGGTTTCCGCATCGGTCGCGAGTTCGACCATCCCCTTGGCGCCGGTTGTAGCATCTGCTACGTGACCGACGTCGATCTGGGTACCGTCATGCTTCTCGAGAATGAGGTGACCTGCGGAGTCGAAATCGCCATCGACAATGGTTGCCGCTTCGATAGCGAGCATTCTCGAGGCTGTCAGACCTGTGATAGTAGCCACATAACCACCTTTCTACTCGGAGCTGATGGTGTAGGTGTCCTCGTCGAGATATGTAGCCGTATTGGACGTGATCTCGAACGTGTCGTCGTCAATCATGCGAATGACATCGAACGGTGCCGTAGCGGTCCACGTACCATCACCGTTGTCAGTGATTGTGAGCGTGGAGATAGTGTCGTAAGCGGCGAGAATATCCGAGAAACTAGGCAGACGCGCTGTGTCCGCTTCGGTTCCATAAAGGATGTCCTCGATCAGCGTGACGATCTCAGGATCAGTGTTACGCGTATCGATTACGACGTGCGATGTAGGTCGATAACCCGGTATGCGCTCAGGAAGGGTTGTGATACCCCAACTGAACTCCATCGGGTCCATCTTGTCGGAAAATGACTGGTGAGCTTCCGAAGTGGGGGAAACGGTAGCATTGTAGATGATATGAATGCGATAACCCGCATCGCTTTCCAGATCATTACCGATCATGGTCCGATAGGTAAGACCAAAAGACTTTCTACGCTGCTGAGCAATGTAAAGCCCTGATCGTGGCTGTGCATTACCATTGCATTCCGCAAATTCCTGCGGGTATGTGAAAGCCGATATGGTCATCTCGAGCTCTTCGGGATTCGAATTGTTCGAGTACTTGATGCCATCTTGGTAGAACGGATTGGCGTCACCACCGGAGGGGTTCTCAGTGACGTCGGTCAGACCATTCCAGACGACACCCGGTTTGTCAGGGAGGTAGAGAACTCCCCTGTCAACACCCGCTTCGTAATACCGTGAACCCGCGGTTGACCAATCGAGTCTTGTCAAGTCAGTTTCCTCCTCTCACCCGGAAGTGCCCAGCATCTTTCGTCTCTGCTCATTGAGCTCGTGCTGCCTTCGGGCAGCCTCGGAGGGACTCATCTTCTTGGGAGGTGTGCTCTTCTGGTTACACACCTGGATAAGCGTCAGAAGCCGATTCAGATGCCAGTATTGAGCTTCCCAATTGATGTTGAGCTGAATCATCCAGTAATAGATGACTTCAGCCGTAATGATCTCCTTGTTCCGAGACGGTGTTTGATTGGAGAACCAGGTAGCGGTCATCTTCGCTTGGATGTACTCGTTTACCTGTTCGCCATGCTTTTCGTTTAGGCTGAGAAAGACTTCCTCTGGAACATCATCGTCCAAAGCCATGGCTTTGACGTACCAAAAGACTTCTTCTGGGGTCTTCTCCGCTTTTCCCAAGAAAGGCTTTTCGAAGTGTGACTCCCATTTTGACAGGGAGACCAGAGAATGCTCCAAGTTTAGATCAAACGCAGCAAGTGTAACAAATTCCCGCTTCTCTTGGTCGAAACCCTCTTTGAGTACAACATGGAGTGTGAGCATTCTCTGGCCTCCTTTCTGTCAGGCCTAGACGAAGTCGAAGTACCAGTCGTCGTCCGTAACCGGCGGGAACTTGTAGCCGGTGTTGGGGTGAGCCGTGACGACAGTGTCCTCGGTGATGGTCTTCGTACCCGTGACGGTGAGACCGTTGATCTTGTAGGTGACACCGGTGACGGTCGGGATGGTGATGACGTGCGTAGTCGAGTTGTACGTCGGCGCCGTGGGGGTAGCGACCGTGACAGTCCCGCTGAACAGAGCGATCACGTCGCCCGGAGTCGGAAGCGTCGCGTCGGTACCAGCAGTGCCGTACAGCATGTCCTCGAGCGTTGCGAGAGCGGTTGCGTCGACCTGAGTCGAGTCGATCGTCAGCGTGGCCGTCGGCTTGTACGGCTTGCCCGTCTCGGGGTTGGTTCCCGGAACGTCGACCGGGTCCGTGGTGATCTCCCAGCTCATGGTGATCGCCTCGGGCGAGTCGTTGATCGTGGCATAGGCCATCTCGGACGGAGCAGCCTTCGCACCGTACACGAGGTGGATCTTGTAGCCGTACTCGGTGTCCTCGAGGTCGTTGCCGAGGCGGGTACGGTAGCTGAACCCGAAAGACTTGCGGGTCTGCTGTCCGACCGCGACACCGGGAGTCGGGGAAGCAGTGCCGTTGCACTGTCCGAACTCCGGAGGATAGGTGAAGGCCTCGATCGTGCCGCCGAACTGCTCGGCAGACAGGAGGTTGGCGTACACACGGTTGTCGGCGTACTGCTTGTTCGCCTCAGCACCGGAGGGCGACTCGGTGACGGTGGTAAGACCGTTCCAGGCGACACCAGTGTCGTAGACACCGAGCGCGTTGGGGATGTACAGGACACCCTTGTCGACACCGGTCTCATAGGTGCGCTGTCCGGCCTGATCCCAAAGAAGGGCGGTCATTCGTTACTCCCCTTCAGAAGTAAAGTGAGTAGGCATAGTGGTGAAGGTTGTCCGCTGTATATGCGCGGCTGAAGCTGCACATCGGCAACCTTGCGATTACACCACGGACAGATATGTCCGGATCTCTGGTGATTAGTGTCACCAAATATCGGTCGGTGTAACTGTAGGTTTTGTTGCCTGCGTACTCTTTCTTGGCATTGTCGAGGGCGTAAACGATACACGGATACACCATCTGAAGGTTGGGAGGGGGCTGGAAATATACATTACGTGATCCCAGCACCCCTTCCAAATGTGTCTGCAACTCAAGGCGTGGGGCCGTTGTAGACACCCCCAAGATTCAGAATAAGGCGGGGGTTCTGCAGTTCAGCCGAAGAGACTGACCACTTGGCCCCCGCCCACACGACATAGCGGATCGCGAAGAAATTTTCGCGGGCAAACGCATCCGCAACGATACTGATCGAATTACTCACCGAGAGGTCGTTGTTGACGCTCTCACTGCTTTGCTGGAACCTCAGCGAATTCCGGATGACATCTCCAAAATATGAGATCTCGGTCATCTGGTCTTCGTGCACGCCAGGAGCAGTTTCTACAGTTACTCCGTATCCCACCTTTCCAGAAAATCGCATGATTGGGTAACCTGTCTACTAGGCCGGGTTGCGGGTGAACTCCCAGTTGTCTTCCTCGTCGTTGGCGAAGAAGTAACCGGAGGCCGCGGTCGCGTAGACGGTGGTGGACGCACCAGCCGCCAGAGCGGTCTGAGCACCCGCGGTGAGCGTGGTACCCGAGCCGTTCTTGTAGACCACACCGGTCACGGTCGGGATCGTCACGACACCGGTGACCTTGTTGAAGCTGGGCTTCTGCGGAACAGCGACGACGTCGGTGGCAGCCACCTTGCGGATGACCAGAGCCGACTTCGGCTTGATGAGAGCGCCCGACGCACGGGTCTCCATCAGGTACTTGTACTGGTTGTAGTCGATGTCGAAGTCGTCGAACGTGGTGAGCTCGCCGCCGCGGTCGGTACCGACGTTGTAGTCGTCCAGGTTGACGATGATGCCGATCAGACCAGCGACCTCCTTCATCGGCTCGACGGTGACGATCGCCGCGACACCGAGGGCGTCAGCGACTTCCTGCCGGGTCTTGTAGTACCGCTGGCCGTTGAGGTCACGGGCCTTCAGGAACTTGTTGAGCTGCGGGATCGTGGTGAAGAAGGTCGGCGTGCCGGTGCCCTTGTAGAACTCCATGCCGTCCATGACCGCGTCTACGACTTCCTCGTAAGAGGAGTTTGCGTCGTCAACGTTCACGTTCAGCGTGGTGACGAAGAGCTCGTGGTCGTTGATGATCGAGCGGATACCCGAGCCGCTGGACGCCCCCATGGGGTCCTTGACCTTGTCCTCGTCGGTGATCTGGCGGCCGTCACCGATCAGAACCGCACGAGCGAACTCCTCCTCCGTCATCAGGCGCATCTCGCCCTTGAGGAAGTCGACCATGTTGAAGTCGGTGATGTCGAGCAGATCGTCGCGGTCGAGCTTCTGCTTCTTGTAGATCGTGGTCGGGTCGGTGGTCCGCTTGGTGACCCCAAACCACTCCTCGAGCTTGTAGTTGCCCTTGATGTAGCCCTTGGCGCGAGCCTCGTCCTGCCGCAGGTCAGCCGAGAAGGTCTTGATGCGGGAGAACGGGGTCCGACGAACACCGTTGAGAACGGCGCTGACCCACTCGGTCCGGCGCTTGACGAGCTCGATCTCACCCGTGACCGGCTTGTTGTCCGGGAACAGGGTCTCGATGTTGTCGATGCCGTGCTGAAGGGCGTAGCTCTCGACAGCGGCCTTCAGGGAGCCCCGCTTGTCGGCGTCGGCGAAAATCGCCTTCATGTCGTCGTGAGAGAGCGTCTTGCTCTCGGCCTCGTTGTTGGCGCTCTGGTCGAACACGTTGCGCGACATCTTGGTGTCGGCTCCTTCCTGGTGGGTGAGGTCGCCCTCGCCGGGCTTGGTTTCGTCGGAGTGTGCGGCGGAGGCTTCAGCCTTGGCGGCTTCGAAGGCGGCGCCGATCATGTAGTCGACGACGTCCTGCTCTTCCGGGGACATGGCATCGTAAATATCCTTGATGCTCATGTCTTCGGCAGCGTGCTCGATCTCCTCTTCGTCGCCCTCCTCTTCCAGCTCGTCGAGGGCGTGCTCGATCTCGAGACCGGTGTGAATAACCGCCTCGTCTTCAAGCTCGGTCAGAGAACCGTCGCCGTGCTGAAGGTTGACGTAGTCGATGACTGCGCCGGGGTTGGCTCCCGAGAGAACCAGGCTGACCTCACGGATCTGACCGTGGGAAACGACCTTGTTCTTCTCGACGAGCTGATTGGCGTAGATCGACAGGTTCCTGATGTCGCGGTGCTTCACCAGGTTCTTGGCGTTCTCGCCCTGGGGCGTGCTGTTGAAGAAGGCGTAGGCGTACACGCCGTCCTCGCGGTGCTCCAGGATCGCGTGACCGAGAACGTTCTCAGCCTTGCTGTGCCCGTGCTGCCACACCAGCGGGACCTGCTGGCGGTCCATGTGCTGGAAGGCGCCACTCAGGATCATGCGCCCGTCGCTGCACTTGAGATTGGCCTTGGTGGCCCAGCCTCCGAAGTCGGCTTCCTTGACTCCCATTTTGACTGTTCTCCCTCCTACTTAGTTCTTGGACTGAGCCTTGGCGGCTTGTGTCTTGCGCATCTTCGCGATTCGCTCTTGAATGGTCTTGAGCTTCTCAGTCAGCGACTTGACTTCGTCCGCAAGCTTCTCGTTCTTGCTGCGGTACTTCGCTTGAGCCTTTGCTTCTTTGGCCTTTTGGGCGGCCGTCTTGTGCTCGGGCTTTCGCTTCTCATCATGTCCGGTGGTCTTTGAAGAAGACTTGTCAGGGCTCTTCTTGTCGTGAGACTTCTTGGTCTCTACACCGCTTCGCTTCTTGGCTTGCTCGGTCAGCGTCTTCAGAACTTCTTGCAGCTTTTCCAAACGAGCTTTGAGGGCGGCTACTTTGGCTTCTAGCTGCTTCTGACGTTCTTTCCGTCGCTGTTCCTGCGTCTTATGAGGCCTGGAATTCGTCGGCTTTGCCGAACCCTTCTTACGCCCCTTCAGATGACGATTCCTCAGGTAGTATTCACGGCGCTTTGCAGCGTCGTAATCGTGAATGAGTTCATCATCCATCTTCTACGCCCAGATCAGAGAAGATCTGGTCCAAGATGTCGTTGAGTCCATCCAGACCACTCTGAAGTGCTTCATCGCCATCGTCTGCCGTGTCATCCAGAGGTACATCGGATGATGCGCTGCCCGTCGAAATATCCGCCGAGCCATCCATAGGGGGATTGGGCTGGGGCATGTTGCTGTTGACGAGCTGATCGGCCTTCGGGTCCTTCGACGGCTTGATACCGATTGCCGCACGAATTTCGTTCGAAGACAGGACTTCGTTTCGGGTGAACTTGTCCACGATCTCGGCGAGCTGTTCCATAGGAACGAGCTTGAACGGGTCTCGGAAGTACATGATCGATTGCTTCTGAGTCCTGGCCGTCTTGGTCAGGAAAGTTCGCTTCATGGCTTCCGCGATGGCTTGTACGACAGGTTCGACAGTGCGGTTGAAATAATTCAGCATGGCCTTTTCATCGGCCGTACCGTTCATTACTTCTGCCGTCATGCCGAGCTGAACGTACAGCTCATTCGTGAGGTATTCGACCTGCTTGAGCAGGTTGTTCTCGAGCGGCCTGTTGAGTTGGGTGATCTTCTCGGTGCCGTCTGTATAAGCGACGCCGTAAGTACTACCCTTCAACTGGGCTTCGAGATCCTTACGCCTTTGTTCAGCCTGCTGCCTACGAGCCTCAGACTTTACTACGTAAGGAAGCTGAATGATCATGTCGAGCTTGCCGGAACTGGTTTGCTCATCCACTGCATCCAGCATACCGAGCTTGCGCTTGAGCCTCTGGAAAGTAGAGTTTGGCTGATTCATCACCGCGTAAAGCGGATTCTCGATGACTGCGGCCAACCTCTTCGGTACAGTGACTTCTTTGCGTTCGCCCTTACGGTCATCATAGAGACTGACTCGGACATGCTGAGGGAACCAGGCTACGATTGTTCCAACACGGAGCTGTTGAATGCTGTAGGCATTGGAATCAGTGGGATCACTGTCGGTTACGACAGGAACCACGGCTATGCATCCGTCTTCAAAGAGAGTCATCGCCATGTCCTGACGGAATTGACGGGCTCCCTGATCGATGTTTGGTTCGACGGTCAAACAGTTCTGGAGATCACTGTCCATGTCCTCCAGATAGCTTCCGTTATCGTCAGTCCTGACATGTCGAATATCGATCCCAGCAACATCGATAGCCATTCGGGTGTGAATGGACGAAAGAATCGTCTGCTCACTGGCGTACCCAGAACGACGATTGGGGGCTCCGTAATAACCGGCACCACCATCGTAGGAACGGATCCCACCATTCATGTAGCTGTCATCCTGAAAGAGACTCCAGCTATGCTTCAGGCTGTTCACTACTCTAGATAGCAGGCCAGCCATGGTTCACCTCCTCTCATTTTGACGGTTTGGGTTGATTAGCCGATTCCCATA